TCAACAGATGTTCGGGGCAGTATATGCGACCGGTTCATACCCTTTGACGCGATTGACCTTGTCAATGTCTCCGCCAGCCCATTCCAGCACTTTAGGGTCCATTGTTTTGAACCACAGTGACGGGATAGCCGCCAGAGCGAAACAGCCGGGATATCCGCTCGGAAGGCAGGGTAAGTCTGGGAAGTTTCGCAGGGTTTGATAAGGGCGCAGAGGATTGGCATGATGGTCTGAATGGCGCTGCAGGTGGAACGTGCTCAGGTTTGAGAAGATGTGATTGGTGTTCCATGAATGGCGCGGCTGACAGCGCTCGTATTTACCATTCTTGTCCTTCTGGCGCAGCAGGCCATAATGCTCCACATAGTTTGCCTGCGTCAGGCCATACCATGCGACTACGCTTTGAATAGCCAGCAACAACAGAACCTTCCAGCCGAACAGAGCAGTGCAAATGGCAAATACAATCAATGTGATGGCATAGCCTTGTAAAATATCGTTCTTTACCGAGAAGGTGCTGAGGCCTTTCTTGTGCAGGCGCTCCTTTTCGTTCTGCCAGCCTCTGATGAATGCGCCGGGGATTTCGCGCCAAGCGAAGGCGTAGATGCTTTCTCCCATGCGGGAGCTGGCTGGATCGTCTGGTGTTGCCACATGCACGTGATGACCGCGATTGTGCTCAATGCAAAAGTGACCGTAGCCGACAACTGCGAGCGCAAATTTAGCCAACAGCTGATCTGTCTTGTTGGTTTTGTGGCCGAGTTCATGGGCAAGCATGATGGTGCCAGAGCCGAACAGACCCTTGCCAAAGGCAAACAAAGCAATCAGCCAGAGAGGCAGGTCATAGGTGCCAACAAGCCAGACACCGGCAAAGAGGTTGATCCAGGCATATGGTACGAGCCAGCGCACGAGCCGACTGTAATAGGGATCTTCTGCCATTTGAACCAGCACATCATCGGGCGGATTATACGGGTCTTCGCCAATCAGAGCGTCCAGGCCGGGAATGACGATGAAGAAGTAAACGAGGGGAATGAACAGAGTTGCTGTGACGTGCGTGTAGGCATAAAGCGCGACTGTGATGAGTGTGACGCTGCTGCTGGCATAAGCAATCAGCCAGTAATATCGCTTTGCGTCCCTGAACGTTTTGAAGGTGCCCGTCTCATCTTGCGTTTTGACAACCATCGCTCCCTCCCAGATGCTTGGTTTACCTAAGGGTAATCTAACAGCTATTTACGTCAAGTGAAACTCTGTTGTTTCGGGGTGTTTGTTCTGCATGCAACAACAAAGGGCAGCTCATTAGGCGGGTTCTTTTTCGGTTTCCGGTGCGAGGATGCCTTCCATCGGTAAGGTCTTAACCCATGTTTTGTAACGTTTTTCCAGCTCGTCGTAGTTCTCTTCGCACCCAGTTCTGAAATCGGGGAAACTGGGACCGCGTGTCCATACGCCTCGTTCTGATCCCTTCAGCATCCAGCCGTTGCCGGAATGGAGGAAAAGCGTTGTGCTGAGGTTGAGGGCCTTGAACAGTTTGCGCGTAACCACGCCATGCTTTTGCAGTAGAATGTCAAGCTTGATGGCTTTAATTTTCCACGGTGTCAGCTTGATGGGAGAGGGCTTGCCGGCTTCAACAACTGGAATGATTTCAGGAAGTTCCAACCGTTTGATGGGATAAAACTCTTTAAAATTTCCTGCTGGAGACGCACGATCTGGATTGGGGAGTTTGGGCCGGTACCAGCTGACCGTGCTTGGGCTTTTGGAGGATTCGCTCTCAACCTCGATGATCTGTAGAGACAGGATGTTGCAAACCGGTTGAAAATCGAGATTGGAGCCCTTTGGGATCAGGATTGCTCGGCAATCTGGTCCCGGTTTGTCACTCTGATAGGCGGTTTCTGCTGATTGAGAGATGACTTTTGCATTGAGGCGCAACTTGGCCTCGATGCCAACCTGAAAGCCATCTTTTGTTCTGACAAGCAGAATATCCCAGTTGCCCCACTCAGGATAAGCGACCCACTCTTTTGGAAGCTTATTGATGAAATGAGTGCACATGTGGCTTTCGGAGGCAAACTCTGCTTTCCGGCGTCTCTTTTTACGGCGTGCAGGAGGTGAGCGTTTGGTTGGTTGATCAAGTGTATCGCTCATGGAAAGTTGCCCTTTAAATCCTCAGTGCTGCAATAGCCTGCCCAATGAGTTTAATTGGCAAATGACTACAGGAATACGTAGAGTGTCTGTTACTGCACAGGTTCTGGCAGATTTTGCCAGAAGAGTAGGGGCTGGTGTGTTGCGAATTTTAAAAAGCCCTATCTGGGCTATTGATGCCTTGATGGGGCAAAAGTCATTTAAGAAGAATCCGATTATTGGAAGTCGTTGGTTAAATGAGCGTGGGTTTTATCTGAAGCGTGTGGCGTGGGCCGAGAAAATGGCTGATCTGCGTCGTCGTCAGATGGTTCACTTTCTGCCAAATGAAGATAAAGCGTTTTTTCATCACAATGGATATGTGGTGAAAGAGAATTTTCTCTCCAAGGACGTTTTTGCGCAAATTCAGGGTGAGATTGCAACGAAATCGTTTGCAGCAAGCGAAATGCGGCAAGGGAAAACGGTGACACGTTTCATCGGTTTGCCACCTTCAGTGCTGAAAGACTTGCCCGGCCTGAGCAGGGCAGTGCATGATCCGTTTTTGCAAAATGCCATGCGCTATGTGGGGTCATATAATGCGGATCCCATTATGTTTTTGCATGCTGTTTTGTGGGATTTAGACAAGAAGAAGAAAGACCCGCAGACTGATTTTCACATTGATACGTTCCATGCCACATCTAAAGCCTGGCTGTTTTTGCGCGATGTAGATGTTGCCGATGGGCCTTTTCATTATGTGCCGGGGTCTCATCGTTATACACCGGAACGGACTGCCTGGGAGTTTGAGCAGAGTTTGAATGCAGTTCAACATTCCGATGGTATGCATGCAGCGGGCTCATTTCGTGCAAGCGAGGATGATATCTTAAAGTTGGGGTATGGTGAGCCTATCAGTTTTGATGTGCCTGCAAACTCACTGGTGATTGCTGATACGCATGGGTTCCATCGCCGCGGGATTGCAACGCGCCCGGGTGTTCGTATTGGTCTGTTCGCAGATTTGCGCCGTTCGCCGTACTTTCCATGGTCTGGGTTAGATCTGCGCTCGTTGCCGGGCGTGAAGGGGCGGCAGTCAGAGATTCATACTGGCTATCTGAATTTAAGGAGCAAGCTGACAGGTAAACCGAGCCATCATCGGGAGGTTGGCCGCGTAAAAGTAGACGCGCCTCCGGTGTTGTAAAACATGAGACATGACTGATCGCAAGACGCAATTTTTCTGCGCCAGAGATGGGCAATAGCTAATAATATCAATGGGGGAGAAGAAAAATGGAGGCCTCTGCCGAAGCGGGTTATATTTGAATAATCATATTGTTAGGTGGTAGGTGAGGGAAAGGCTAAGGACTAAAAAACAAAGACTTAGCAAATTGGTTTCCCTCACTTTTTTAGCAGTTTTGAAGAGCCTGTTTGGCTCAGTCTTTTTGCGTTTGCTTTTCGCGTATAGATTTCGGCGGTGCTTAGTTTTTCCCAGCCGAACATGCTCAGTAGTTCATGAGCAGTTGCGCCTTGTTCAGCAGCCAGAACGGCATCAGCTTTTCTGATTCCGTGAGCTGAACAATGAGGAAGATTAGCTTGATTGCACCAAGTGCTGAAGCGGTTGCCAAGACTTTTTATGGAGTACTGTTTTCCCCACTGTGTCTGGACAAACGTTGCCTGTTCATCGAGGTCTTTGATAGCCAATGCTAGTGGTGGGAGTACCGGCATATCAATCACCTTCGAAGTGTTGCTCTCATTTTTTTTGGTTGCAATCTTAAAGTGAAGTAAGCCTGTTTCGCGATCAGTGTAGAGATGTTTTGGTCCAAGCCGAGAAACGTCGGATATGCGCAAGCCGGTGTAGCGTAAAACTGTGAAGCACAGGTGGGCTTTTGAACCTGGGTTATGGTGAGCAGCAAACTGGTCCATCTCATCTTGTGTCCAAGTATGGTGGCCGGTCGTGTTTGACTTGAACTTCTTGACCCCATGGACGGGGTTGGTTTCTGCAAGTTCAGCTTCTCCGCAAGCCCACTCGAAAAGGGCTGATAAAGCTTTCACACGGTGGTTTGCTGCTTCAGGAGTACCGGCTTTTTGATCGCGCAGTTTAGTGACGTGTGCTTTGGTTAGTCCGCGATAGTCCATATCTCGCAAAGCAGACGCAGAGGCGCTCAAGCACGTTTCGTCGCCAATAGCGGTGAGCACTCGGCGTTTTTGGTCTACTGTTGACTTTGCAAAGGTGGGTCCTACTCGACTGAGATACTCCTCTGCCAGCCAGCCGAATGTTCCTTTTACCTTTCGAATAGTCTTCTTCGGCTTATCTTTTGTCAGGGGTGCAGGCTTTGTTAACCCAAGCTGAGCGCGGGCGATCTCATCAAGAAAAGCTTGTGTTCCGGGCTCTTCTCTAAGGCGGATTCTGCGTGACTGTCGGTCTTTGCGAAAGTACCTGCGAATTTTTCCGTGTCGATCTCGTTCGGTATGAACGCCTTTGAACTTTGTTGTGCTCATGGTTACACGAAGTCGCTTGGTAGGTTGCTGTTTGTTGTTGCCGATTGGTTGGAATGCGGGAGCTCATCGAAAGCTCTGTCCAGCTCTCGGATATCCCAGACTTTTCTGGTGTTCATCATTTTAGGATCAGGCATCAAACGTTTTGCAACCAGCTCATCGAAAAGACTTGCGCTTATGCCAATGTACTTGGCGGCATCCACTCTACCTAAACCGCGAGGCGGGAAGTTCAACGGATTGGTTTTGCCATCTAACATTTATCACCTCATTGGTTTCAGGTTGAGATTGCGATGAATAGTTTCTCAAGCAGGTCGGATGTGCGGTCGCGTAGGGCTTCTGGCACATGCTCGTTGACTTGCTCGGCAAGCTCAGAGGGAGCGTTAACAGCAACGGCGGTGAGTAGCTCTGCTAAGGCTTCCGGTTTGGTTGTCAGCATGATTCCGATGTGGATCGGGTTGACTTCTGTTTCCAATCTCATTGCTGTGCCTCTTTGAGCTTAGGTTGCGACCAGTGTTGAGAAGGGTGGGTAGCGGCTCAGGTGCGCCTTTCCTGAGCCGCTCATGCCGAGGCGACGCTTTCGCGCTTGGGAGGAGTAACCTCGGCAATGCTAATGGGCGTGGGTGACGTGCTGGAATGTTGCCAGCTTGCCCTCCTCTTCAGTGAGGAGGTTGCTGGCGGGTGTCTGGGGGAGCCAGCCTTTGTTGTTGCAATGGTCGCAATTTGTGCGAGGGAGCGTGCAGGTGCAGTAATCCTCTACGCAGTCGCAACGGTTTGCATCGTTGCCAGAGCAGGAGGGGCACGGGGTTTTGTCGGCTGTGCCGGTTTGGGCTTCCAGCATGTTCGCCACCATCTCAAAGACCTCGCTGCAGACTGCCTCCAGGTCGATAAGTTTCAAGACGTGGTCGCGGTGGAACTTGTTGCAGGCTGCTTCTGCTTCTTCGAATGTGCTGTGTGGTTTGTTGTCTGAAGAATAGATGCCGTTGGCGCGCTGGAAGTATGCAAGCCAATCGGTTTTCCCGTTATACCAGTCCCTGCGCACGATCATGTAGAGCATAAGAGGTGGCTTTGAGTAGAACTCGGAGGTCTTAAAGTAAGGATCTTGAGACGGGCGAGACTGCCGTTCTGACCAGCGAAGAGGGTAGATAAACTCCTCAATGATCCGCTTGAATGCAGGCATAGAGTAGCCAGCGGTTCTGGCTGTTTCTTTGATGGTCTCGACTGCTGACGCCGTGGCTTTAGGTGCTAAGACTGGCATGGTTAGCTCCGTGTTTCTTCGTCGCGTTCTTGGTAGGCGAGAATGATCTTCGCAGCGTGCCAAGAGAGGTCCATTTGATTGCTCAGGGTGAGTTCGTCGAAAGGCACTTGGTTGTTCGTAGACTGAGTTTCCCAAAAAGCTTTCGAAGCAGTCTTCAGGGCAGACGGATTGAGGTCTTCAATTGGGAGAGAGCCGGTTCCGTTGCAGCGTTCGCACTCGCTTAATGCAAGGTGGAAATAGTCATCGCGTCCGGTTCCAACGCAGCTAGGGCACTTCATTGCTCGTTCTCCTGCTCTAGGGCTGTTCCATAGCGAGCCGGCTCCATTCCGAACCAGTAGAGCTGCCACATGCGGAGGGTGTTTACAGTGAAGATGAGGGGAAGGAAGGTCATGCTGCTTCCTCCATTGCCATGAGTTCGGGAACGTTGGCTTCAACAATCAGCTTCGCTAGGGGCGGGCAAACGCTGTTGCCGCATTTCTTGATCTGCTCTTTCTTTGAGAACGGTCTGCCATTGTGGTTAAAATTGATGGTGTAATCGGAGGGGAAACCTTGCGCCAGATACAGCTCTGAAGGCTCTAGCATACGCATGCCGATATCGGTGATGGTGTAGGGCTCGCCGCCAATATTCACAGTGATAAGGCCAAAGCGGTCCTTAGTTGTTGCTGCTCCAAGTGGTGCGTTTGCTGAGTAGCCAATGCTCTCGCCGTAGTAGGCGGTGAGAAATGCGCGAACCTCTGCGATATGGTTTCCACTTGCTGTTACTGCAGGCATTGGCTGATTAACGTCGTGGCCGTGTTTGCAGGTGCCGCGAAAGCTGGTGAGGTGGCTGGTAACGAGGCTATAACGCCGCTCAGAAGTGAGGGTATGTATGGGCTCGCTAGGTAGATGGCCCCTGATCTCGTTTTCCTTCTTTTGCCCGTAGTACTTGTGTAGAAACGCTGCTACCAAGGCTGATTTACCACCACCTTTGGCGGTTATTGTGCCGATTGGGTCAGTAATTGAAGCGCATCTGGAGTTGCCAAACTGGCGATCAATGCAAGGCACAACCAAAGCTCGGCATCCGCCACTTTCTGTTTTGATAGCTGTCAGCGGGCGAGTGAGTGGTTCGAAGTAGCCGCCATGGCTCATGTTCAAGATGAACGGTTGCTGAGCCTCAATCACGAACTTCTTGATGCCAGCGGCGATGCGTTTGCAGGTGTTCTCGACAAGAGGCTTCTTGCGTTCGAAGATTGACCGGCAAGGAATTGACCAATCAATGCACTCAGCTGCGGTATGCCAAGGGAGTAAGCAAGAACCTTCGAAGCCCTTAGAACTTGGGTCTCCGTGTGTGATCGATGGCCAGATGATTTTTCTTCCATCCCTGCGCAGAACGATGAAGAGGCGTTTTCGGATTGTTGGGACGCCATAATCTGAGGCTTTGAGTTTGCGAAACTCGATCTTGTAACCAAGCTTGCGCAGCGCGGTGCACCACTGATTGAAGGTTTCGCCAGCACGTTCCTTGATAACCTCGCCTTTTTCATCGAGTGGCCCCCAGTCTAAGAACTCGACCACATTTTCAAGTGCGATTACGCGTGGTCGGTTTCTGCCTAGGTTTTGGCAAAACTTGACCACTGCCCATGCAAGCATGCGTACCTGGGGAGAGAGGATCTTCTTTCCGCTTGCTCTGGAGAAGTGGCGGCAGTCTGGTGATGCCCAAAGGAAGCCGACGGGACGTCCGTTTGTGTAGGCTGGCAGGTCAACCTCGAAAACACTTTGAGGCAGATGGATGGTGTCCGGGTGGTTCTGCTCATGCATGGCTAGGGCTTTGTCGCAATGGTTGATTGCGATATCTGGTGACCTGCCGATTGCCATCTCAATGCCTGTTGAGGCACCACCACCACCTGCGAAGGCGTCAATGATGAGTTCGTGATGCGGGCGTGTAATCGGGAGAGCGAAAAGCTCGCTCTGAAGTGTCGCTTTACGTTTCATAGGCGCATGAACCTTCTAGCGTTCGTTTAGGACGTCAAAAGAGGAAAGCTGGGTGCTGATGAACTCAGAGGAGATGCTCTGTTTTGCCTCGATTACTGTTTCATCAAGGGCGGGGGCGAGGAGCAGCAGCACTATGGCGAAGGCCACCAGAACGGATAGCTTCGCGGCCTCGTTCACGTGGAACAGGATCTCGCGGCAGAGATTACTAGATACGACTTTCTCAATGCTATTCATGGGACTGTTCCTCGTGATTGAGGGGAGCGAAGAGGTGAGGTATTGGAGGCCCTAAAGAGTGCCTGCTGGAGTTGCGGTTTCCATTTGCTGAAGCATCTTCACCAGCGCGATATCGGCGTTGGTGAGTGTTTCGTGCATGGCGAGGATGCGAGCGCTGATCGCGCGGCGATCCTGCGGGGTCTCTTTGACCATGAAGCTCAAGTCAGAGAGGAACGTGCAGAGGTCTCTATGAGCGTCCTTCGTCTGGGTGAGCGCTTCTTCACCCACTTGCTGTACGGTTTTGGAGGGTGCTTGAGCTGGGCTCTGTTTAGTCGCAGGGAATTGAATGATTGTGGCGCTATGCATCGAAATACTCCCTTTTGGAGATAGAGAGACAGAGCAGGGCCCTCTCTCTCTATTTTGTGTTAGGCGGTGGTGTCTTCATCTTCCTTTGAGAGTGTCTCGGCGAACTGGTTCACCAAGATCTCTTCTGCAACGTTTGAGACGATTGCCTTCCCTGCACGCAAAGCGAGAGTTGCTTTATCTGTGTCAGACACCGCGGCGCTTTTGATCTGGCTGGTCAGGTTGTCAATTCCAGGTTGTAGATCGTCGCGTGTGTCCCGCACCTTTTTGTCATCAATCTGAGATGTCATCTCGTTCACCCTCTGCGATAAATAAATCTGAAACTGCTGCTACTGCTTGCTGAGGTTGGTTGTTGCTATCGATGTAGAGAACGACCACAGCACTAAGGGCTGCATCTCGTTGCACAATACCGATGTTGCATCGGCCTAAGTCTTCAGGCGGGCTCCTTCGAAAACGGACTAATGAGCCAGCTGGAAGTCGAGACAGTTTTCTTCGATGTTCACGAAGAAGCTTAATTGCTTCAAATTCGGTCATGATATTCAAATCCACACAGTCAGTGTAAAAAATATGCTCTGAGTATACGCCGTTGTCAATGCGTATGGCATAAATATTATGCTCTGCGTCCGAAAAATGAATTTAGGACACGAGTCAAACTATGTTGATTGTTAGATTTAAGGGGTAATTTCGTTAGGTTTTATGTGGATATCTGCATCCAATTGCTCTTTGGGTATTTGGAGGTACCAATATGGTGGCGCGTTTAGTGCTCTATCAGGCAGCTGCTAAGCTGATTTCTGAGTTTGAGAAAAACGGCTTTGAGATTGTTCAGGGGGAATCGTTTGCCGCTGCTGAAGAAGCTTTGCCCGAGGCTAAGGGCGGGCTTACACCGCATTTTGCATATTCTCTCAACGCACAGAGTAAAGAGAATGTTGCATGGCTAGGCCTGAGGTTAGTTGGTGAGAAGCATTTATGTGGGTTTGCGGCAATTAGGCTAGAGCCGCTGCAAGGGTTGGCGTTGTCGGAATTCTTGGCCACTTATTGGCGATTGCGATATGTTGATGTTGATGGCAATCCTGTACAGGTGACGAATGTTCAGCCTGAGATCGCGAAGCGTATTTCGGGGCAGGTTGGATACCTGGGCGATCTTTGGATAAGGCCAGATCTCAGGAAGCGGGGGTACGCGCGCAGATTGATGGAGTTCGCGCAGATTATGGCTTTTGATCTTTGGCGACTTGATTGGATTTATTGCTGGATGCGTCCCACTGATTTCTTGAATGGAAATGGAGCGCGCTGGGGATGGTTGGTGGGTCAGTCAGATGGCATTCGCTTTGAGGTGCCGTCTCGAGACTTTCCAAAGGGGCTGGCGTTTTGTGCAAACCCTTCATACGCTCTGAATCAGTTGATTAGTGATATAGCGCGAGATGATTGATCAGGTAGCTCTTTCGTGAAAACTACAAGTTGCGAAATTCCTGCTCGTGAATGTACGGGCAGGATTAGTCTGCAATACTCGCGATAGTTATTGTCGGAAAGGTTTGCGCCGATCAGGTCAAAAATTGGCTTGTTTGACTGGTGCGCATTCCAATAACTGCTCGCCACCAATTGTCGATATGTCAGTGACATCGCCTTTCTGGCTCTGGTTGGGTGTTGAGCCCAGTCCGCCCCGAACACGTGACGTGCGAAGCTGTCGTTGCCTATCATTAGAATGTCAGGGCTGTCACTGGGGGTGGCAGGTGGCGCCATGAGTAGTACTTTGCGTGCGTAATCGATGAACTCGGGTGAGAGGTGCCCATTGGATTTATTCCAGATGTGCAAAAGCTGTGCACCCGTTGTGCTCAACTCTTCGAGTATGAGTGCAGTAGCGGGGCGCCTCTTGGTGTACTCAAGCAACTTCCTGCTCCTGTTTCTGTTGTGTGTACGCCAGAACCAGCGCGGGGCGAAAGGCGTTGATTACTTCTTTTTGCTGCTTTTCGCTTAGTAAATCGATGTAGGGGCAATCGTAAAGATTAACACACATCATCTTAAGTGGTGTGATTAGGTCGTACTTTTCGGCGGTCTTAATAAGGTCCAAAACTTCCTCTTTGTGTGAGAAGGTTGGACGATGCCAGATCAGTGATAGTGCGCTTTCGTTGTCCATATGGTCTCTCTTTAGGTACTTATGGTTAGAGCGCGTAGCGAAACTTTAGGACAGTATCCTTCAGTTAAAAAATATCACTTATCAGTCTTTTTCTTCTTTGCAGCGTTATAAATATTTTCAACTATAATAGATAAATCTCTAATGCTACCCCTGCCATCAAGAATTTGCTCTTCAAGTCTTATTCCTTCTTCAAAAGACTTTAAGAATAACTCTAAGTCAAGCTTATCCGTTTGCGGTCTATCAGAATTGTTCGCCATTTCACCCAGCAGGCTGTGTGTTAGGTCATCAGCGTCTGGTTTTGTATCATCGGGTGATCGGCCTTCTCCATACAAAAGGAACTGGGGAGATGTTTTGAAGCGGCGGGCATAGTGAGCAGCCTCTTCATGACCGAATGCCCTAGAGCCGTTCTCGTGGCTTGAGTAGGTGCTAACGTTGACGCCAAGAGACTTGGCGGCTGCTGTAGCTGTTTTAAAGCCTGCATTGAAGCGGGCTGTTCTAAGTCTTTCGTGTGGTTCCATAGCTCCACAGTGCCAATCGGCTTTATGCATTGGGTGTTGACTTTGGACTATGCATCTGGCATTGAAAATACACGTGTCGAGTAAATATTATACCCACGGGATTTTATAGCGATGCTAGAGCCTACCGAAATTCGAATGAAAGCTAAGCTTACTCAGTTGGAGATGGCGCGTGCGCTTGGATGCTCTCAAAGTTGCATCTCTCGTGTTGAGCGGGATGGTTTTTCAGAGAAAACAGCCGTTCTTGAAAGATCTTACCAGCTTTTCATGCTGGAGCAACAGCAAGTCACTGAAGATGAAAACCTTCCTACTGCCAAGAGGTGATTGGTAAAAGTTGGCTGTATTGAGAGATGGTTCCCTCAATGCAGCCAATCTCGTCACGCAGCGCATTGTTTGGGGGAGGTGGTGTAGTGTTCAAATCTGATAAACGTCGTGTAACTTTTGCACATTATGTTGCGAGAGGTTGCTGCATGACCTTTCCTCATAATCTGTTGGCAGAGCAAAACCCAGTCAACAAATCAAAATTGACTAAGCTAGTTCTTCTTCTAGGCGAGGTTTGCAACCACTTTGCTTCTAGCGGAGGTATCGAATCTGACGGAGGTATTGATAGCAAACTTCTTCCACGACTTCGCAGTCATCGTCGTTGGTGCGATCGCCATATTTCAAGTTTCTGGCATAATGTTCAAATTGTCCTACAGCAGATTTTCTTTGCTCAGGTGTTAGGCTTTCAAGCACTTTGCACAGTAAGACAAATAGAACTTCATTATGTGCTCTCTGTTCTAAATTCTCTTCTGGATGTACTTCAATTACGGCTTCTTCGAATACTTCATCACTCATGCTGGCTGTTCCTTTCCTCGGGTTGCCAGTGTGCGCAGAGAGCTTTGCTATGTTGGCGCATCCGGCAAGGCTCTCTGCATCTTTACGCGATGCCGATTGCAACACGCATTCACCTGAACGTCGATCTACGGAATTCCTCGGGAGGGTTGCTGCATGAGCTCTCCTAAGAACTCACGAGCGGTTATGGCGTCTCGAGTGGAGCCTGAGAAGTTTGGTGACTATTTCCCTACGCCACCATGGGCAACGCGTGCTCTGTGCGAATTGCTTTTGCACCTCAAGCGAGTGGGAGAGGCGGGTTGGGAGCCGTTGAAGGTTTGGGAATGTGCTTGCGGTGGTGGGCATATGGCGATCCCGCTCCGAGAATACTTTGATCTGGTTTGGGCGTCCGATCTGTTCAATCGCGGGTTTGGCGATGCACATGGGGAGTTTTGGGACTTCCTGACAGTGCTCCCTGAGTGGCAATTCCCTACCGGAACCTTTGATTGGATTGTCACCAATCCGCCCTTTGGCATGTTGGCTCAGCAGTTCGTGGAACGTGCATTAGCCCATAAGCCCAAGCGAGGCGTTGCTGTGCTTGTTCCATTGAGGTGGCTGGAGACAATCGAGCGTGTTGCAACACTGTTTCTTGCTCATCCACCTGCAATCGTGGCGGTTTTTGCTGAAAGGGTGCCGATCCATAAGGGGCGATATGATCCCAAAGGGTCCACTGCAACGGCGTATTGCTGGATCATTTTTCGGACAGACCAAGAGGCAAGCTCTACCCAGCTCATCTGGGTGCCTCCCGGCTCCAAAGGGCAATTTTCAAAGCTAAATGACCTAGAACTGGCTACTGGCCCTGAACTTCAGGATCAACCTGGCCCTTTGTTTTCTCTCCCTGAAACAATGGAGGCTTGCAGTGCGTGAATTTCGAAACATTGAAGAGTGGCGGCGCGAGTTTTCGCAATACCACATGGAATCCGGCACCTGCTTAGTACTGCATACACTGAGCTTGTTTGTCGGTGGCGTTGGTGAGGTTTTTACGGTGCCCGTTAGCGATCTGGCAGAGCGGGCCAACTTGAGCAAACCGGTGGTGACCAAGCACCTCAAGAGGGCACAACAGGCTGGCTGGGTCGGTGTGCGGCGCTACGATGCTGCGGGTGCAAAGCTCAGGCGAAATGACTACATGCTCACATCTCCTGAAATGGAAGTGGAGGGCTGGACATGAGCGGAGACCGAAAGGCATGGAATTGGCGGCAAGCCTTCTGCCAGTCTGAACTTCCGGCGACCACAAAGCATGTGCTGCAAACCTTGAGCATGTTTATGAACACGATGGGGGAGAGCTGCTATCCGTCAATTGAAGATTTGATGGAGTATAGCGGGCTGAGCAAGCGGGCAGTTCTCAACCATATCGAGACGGCTCGTGCAGCTGGTTGGATCAAGGTCAGCCAACATGGTTTCAGAGGGCAAAGATGGAAGCGCCATGAGTACGTGGCGCGGTGGCCTGAGCGTGATTTAGTTGCGCCCAGCTTATCTGAGCGGATGGTCAAAACTACCGAGTTTGAGGAGGAAGGCGGTGCACCAGATGCACCAGCTCACTCAAAAAAGGTGGTGCACGAGGTGCATGAAGGTGGTGCACGTGATGCACCTAAGGCGGTGCACGACGTGCACCAAGATAAGAACAGTCCATTTAACAATCCAATACCAGTCCAGAAGAGAGAGGGCGCGTGTAAGAGCGAGAATGTCAAAAATGACAATAAGGGCAAAGTCACTCGTGAAACATGGGTTCGAAGGCTGAAAAAGGTTCATGCTGGCTGGTCGACAGGGGCAGGCGACAGTGCGGAAGCTGCTGAGCGGCTGTGGTTTGGACTGACTGAGGAGGACCGCAATCAAGCTGCAAAGCTGGCGAAATCTTACGAGAAACACATCAGGGATTTAGGTCGCACCAAGATTTGCTCTCTGCTGACTTATCTCAAGGAAAAGCGATGGGAGCTGCTGCCCAAAGGCTCTGGAAATGAGGGCGGTGAGGTGCAGATAGCCAAGCCCTATGGCAAGCTTTGGGGAGCTTATCGGTTTTCCGAACTGCTCAAGCCTCCCCTTGCGCCTGAGCACTTTCCGAAACCACCTTCGATAATCCAAGGGCGACTAACGGCTGGGGGAGATATCGAGAAGCAAGAGAAGCTGGACCGATTGTCGAAATACGGTTGGGACTCGGTTGTTCTCATGCATCAAGCTGCCGAACGGAAGCGAAGTGGCGGAACTGTCCCGAATGAGCTGTCTTCGTTGGGTGATGAGTTTGAAGTTGTGAAGGTTGGTAGCGAGATCTGGCAGGCTTGGAAGCGGCTTCACCAGGAGCGTGGTTGGCCTAGGTTTGCTCCTGATCATGCGCTGCCAGAGTGGGTCTGGATGCCGAGGCTTGTTGGTGATGAACACGAGACTTTGCTTGAGGCTGTAACTGCAGCTCTTGAGAACTTTGAAGCAGCGCACAATCAAATCACAAACACCACAACGGCTACTCAGGAGGCTGCTGAATGACGATGACTGCTCCCAACGAGGAAAGACGAGCGCTTGAGCGCAACTATCAGTTCATGCGTTCGCTCATCAAAGGCAGCTCTCTTGAGTGGGTTGTGGTTCGCACCAATCCGAACTGTGAGGATCGAGCTTTCGAAGGGATCAATGCGGTTGGCCTGACTGCCTATCTACCAATGATGGCCGAGTGCCGGAGGTCGAAGACAAGGAAAAAGCAGTTCGCTGTGAGCTGCTTGATGTTCCCTCGTTATCTGTTTGTAGGTTTGGATGTGAATGCAGGCCACACCTGCGATTTAGTCCGAAAATGTGATGGTGTGGAAAAAATTCTTTCGGCAACTTTAGAGGGCGCTCCTCATCGTGTGCCGATGCGCGAGATGCTTCGAATAGTCGACACGGCATGTGAAGCTGAGGTTGGGCGAAAACTAGTTAAGGGTCAGCTCTTTAGTATTGGTGATAAGGTCATGCTTGTGGCTGGCGTTGGTGCTCAGTTGATAGGCGAGGTTCGCAGCTTCAGGCAAGGCGGTGAGTTGGTTCGAGTGGAGCTTGAGGCATTCGGTCGGGTGATGAATGCAACGGTACCAGTTGACAAAGTGTCGTTAGGGTAATCATGATACGCGTCAGGATGATCACGTGAATCTCTTGGGGCCTGAGCGGCTAGAACCCGCTACACCAAACAGAAGCGACCCAGACACGAGACCCAGTCAACATAAGACGCTGAGAAGCGGAGTTGGCGCGAAGAGTTTCTATGGAATTTCGACACGCATGCAGAGTGCGTCAAACTGGTTCGCTGAGAGGCGGGCCTTTTTTCTGTTTGAAGGCTGCTTCCTTTGCCACTCAAATCCATCACACCACGCTTGAACACATTGGGCTCAAGGCTGCGCAAAGCGCCTAAGGCGGTCGATCCGTTCTACCTCACGGCTGAATGGAAGGCTCTCGCCAAGTACATCAAGCAGCTGCGCGGCTATGTCTGCGAGATGTGCGGCAAGGACTTCTCGAAGCGGCAACACAAGCTCATCGCTGACCACATCGTCGAGCGCAAGGATGGCGGCGCTGACCTCGATCCGGGCAACATCCAGTGCCTTTGCACCTGGTGCCACAATCGGAAGACTGCACAGGCGCGGCGGATGCGTTTCCAAATCATTGATTTATAAGGTGAAATTCAGTTTGAATGAGTTGCTCGGGAGCTGTTGAGCGCCTCTGAGGCGGCTGTGAAGGCTTTAGCGGCTGGACTTTCAAGCTATTGATTTTAAAGGGAAAATGGGGGGTAGGGTGAAAGTCCGGGGGCTGAATGGCCCTTACCCGCCCCATTATAACTGAGAGATTTTTTTTTGGCCGACTTCGAATTTGACCTGCTAGGCGATCCAATTCCTGAAGGGTTTGGAAAACGAGGGCGTCCACCTCATGTGGTGAGCGACGAAAAGCGTAGACTTGTCATACAGTTACTCGCCTTTGGAAAAACTCAGGATGAAATTGCTGCAGCTTTAGGGATCACAGCTCCCACTTTGCGCAAGAATTATTTTCGTCAGCTCAAGGTCAAGGATGATGCTCGGGCGAGGGTAGAAGCCAAGCTGATGGGCAAGCTCATGGACATGGCGGAAGCGGGGAAGGTCTCAGCGATCAAGGAAATCTTCTCGCGGCTTGAAAGTTCTGATCGTGCCAAACTTGCAGAGGCGATTGCTAACCGCGGAAAGAGTGTTCCTGCAGCATCTGAAAAAGCGCTCGGCAAAAAAGAAGAGCGAAAGAAAACTGCAGAAACCTATGACGGAAAGTTTGCACCTCCCCAAGCTCCCCAGTTGATCAACTGAAGAAAGATCTGTCTTGAAAGTTCAGCACTGGTCAACAGCCTGCGTGGATTGGGAGCAACGCATTGTTCAAGGGAAATCTCTCATTCCCTTTGATCCGTTGTTCTCAGCAGAAGCAGAGGCGGCTTTGAATGTCTTCAAGTCGCTCAAGGTGGTTGATGTTCCGGGCATGCCGACATTTGGTGAGTGCTGTGACCAATGGGTGTTTGATTTTGTTGGAGCGATCTTTGGAGCTTATGACGCGGAACAAGGGCAGCGTTTGATTAGTGAGTTCCTTCTCCTGATCTCAAAGAAAAATGCCAAGTCCACCATTGCTGCCGGGATCATGGTGACGGCGCTTATTCGCAACTGGCGTCACCTCAATGAGTTGTTGCTGTTGGCTCCTACAATTGAGGTGGCCAACAACTGCTTTGATCCTGCTGCGGCGATGGTCTCCTACGATCCGGAACTCAAAAGCATCCTCAAGGTGATCTCGCACCAGCGAACAATCAAACACGAGACCACAAACTCGAACCTCAAGATTGTGGCTGCTGACAGCGACACGCTTTCTGGCAAAAAAGCTGGTTTTGTTCTGGTTGATGAGCTGTGGTTGTTTGGCAAGAAGCCAAAGGCTGCTGCCATGCTGCAGGAAGCCACTGGCGGGTTGATCGCTCGTCCTGAAGGATTTGTTGTTTACCTGACCACGCATTCCGATGAGCCGCCAGCAGGGGTGTGGAAGAGTAAACTTGAATATTACCGCGATGTACGCGACGGGAAAATTCACGATCCTGAGCGGCTGGGAGTTCTCTACGAGTTCCCAAAAGCAATGCTCAAGAACAAGGATTACCTGAAGCCGGAAAACTACTACATCACCAATCCCAATCTAGGGCGTTCCGTTCGTAAGAATTGGCTGGAATCCAAACTTCGCGAGGCCATGGATGGCACTGGTGAAGAGGACAAACAAAGCTTTCTTGCCAAGCATCTGAATGTGCCAATCGGCATGAACTTGCGGCGAGATAGATGGGCTGGAGCTGACTATTGGCGGGATGCCGAGTTCACTGCCATCCGGGATTTTGAAGAGTTTTTGGATCGATGTGAGGTCGTGACTGCTGGGGTTGATTGCGGCGGAATGGATGACCTTTTAGGGCTTTGTTTTATCGGGCGCGAAAAAGAGAGCGAGACCGAGAAAAGCAGGTGGCTGCTTTGGGCTTGTGCGTGTTGCCACAGCAGTGCGCTGGAAAAGCGCAAGCAGATCGCAACATCTCTTCAGGATTTTGCGAAGGATGGTGATCTGTTCATCTGCGAGAATGCGGAGGACGATGCTCTAATTGTTGCTGATTACATGGAGCAAGTTCTGGACCGTGGCCTGTTTCCCAAAGAGAACGCAATCGGGCTGGATCCGGTTGGAGTTGCGGCAATCATTGATGAGCTGATTGAGCGTGAGGTCAAACAAGAGCAAATCGTTGGTGTACCTCAAGGCTATAAGCTTTCCGGCGTTACCAAAGGCATGGCGCGAAAGCTTGCTGATAAATCTCTGGTTCACGGCGGCTCGCGGATGATGGCGTGGTGTGTTTCCAACGCCAAAACCGAAAGGCGCGGCAACGCTGACTATGTGACCAAGCAAGCCGCAGGGTCCATGAAGATTGACCCGCTTACAGCAGCGTTCAATGCATTCGACCTTATGAGTCGTCATCCGGTGGCTGAAGGTAATAACGGCCTGGATGATTTCCTCAGCAATCCGGTGATGGTTATATGATCAGATTTCTAAAAGCAGCAGCTCGCGGCATTAAGCAAGAGTTGCGTGCAGGTGAGTCCGGGTGGGTCAACCTCAGCGGAGGGGACCCTTGGTCTGTTGGCGGGCATTCTTCTGCTGCGGGCAAAACCGTCAATGCCACTACAGCTCTGGCTGTCTCTGCGGTTTGGGACTGCGTTCGCAAAACTGCGCAGGTGATCTCAACCCTTCCTCTCGCGATTTATGAGAAGGGTGAGGGCGACAGCAGAGTGAAGGTTGAAGACGATTTGTGTGAGATCCTTTGTGAAAACCCAAATCGTGAGCAAACCGCTGTTGAGTTCTGGGAGGGGATGACTGCTCATGCAGTTTTGCGCGGCAATGGCTGCGCCGAGAAGATCTTCTTAGGGAAAAGGCTAGTTGGGTTGAAGCCCCTGCTGAACATTACCCCGAAGCGGAACTCAGCTAGTGAGTTGGTTTACGACATTTATGATCGGGGCAAGCATAGCACTTTGCCTGCTGACAAGGTGTTTCACTTGCGCGGCTTTGGTGCTGGTGATGGGCTTGGCATGTCAGCGATCAAATACGGAGCAAACTCGATAGGTGCCGCGATAGCTGCCGACGAAACAGCAGGCAGTGTTTTCTCCAATGCGATGATGGCTGCGGGTGTTTTGAGTTCTGAGCATAGCCTAAATGCGGAGCAGCGAGACCAGCTTCAGGCGATCCTCACAAAGTTCTCAGGATCGAGTAAGGCGGGCAAAATTCTAACGCTGGAGGCTGGCCTTGCTTACAAGCAACTTCAGATGAACCCAGAAGATGCACAGCTCTTGGAAACGAGGCGTTACAGCGTTGAAGATGTTTGCAGATGGTTTGGTGTTCCCCCGATTGTGATTGGTCACTCAGCAGAGGGCCAAACAATGTGGGGCAGTGGCGTAGAAGCGGTGATGTTGTCGTGGTTGACGCTCGGAATCAATCCACTGCTGGTCAAGTATGAAAAACGCATCCTGAAAGACCTCATTCCGATTGAGAAGCGAAAGCGCTGGTACGCGGAGTATAACCGTGAAGCGATGCTGCAAATGGACAGCAAGGCAAAGGGTGATTTCCTCCTGAAGATGCGCATGGGCGGCTTCATGTCTGGCGATGAGGGCCGCGACAAGCTCAATCTGCCACGACGCGGTGGCAACAGTGATGAGCTGGTTGTTCAAACCTCTATGGGACTGGTTGACTTGCTTGGAAAGGAAGACAAATGAGCCTTCGTAATTTGCCAAATGTCCCTGTGCTGGCTGGGAAAGGTCTTCAAAGTGCGATTGCTGACAGCGTCATGCAGCGCTGGAATCCCAATATCAAAGCAGCAGCTGGTGAGGACGGCGAAAACACCATTTCCATCCTCGATCCGATTGGCGAGAGCTGGATGTATGACGGGGTGACTGCCAAGCGAATTTCGGCAGTGCTTCGCAACATTGGCGAGAAGGATGTTGTTGTTTCGATCAATTCTCCCGGTGGGGATTTCTTCGAAGGGTTGGCGATCTATAATCTGCTGCGCGAGCACAAGGCAAAGGTGACTGTGAAGGTGCTGGGGTTAGCAGCATCGGCAGCTTCTGTCATTGCAATGGCAGCAGATGAAATCCAGATCGGGCGAGCGGCTTTCTTGATGATCCATAACACCTGGGTTTGTGCATGTGGTGATCGTCACGCGTTTCGTGAGGTTGCTGATTGGCTTGAGCCTTTTGATGACGCTGCAGTCAAGATTTATCAAGCACGAACCGGTATAGCCGAGGACGAGCTGAGCAATCAGCTCGACAAGGAGACCTGGATTAACGGTGATACAGCAGTTGAGCAGGGTTTTGCTGATGGGCTCCTCTCCTCAGACGAGATTGATCAAGTTCCCAGTCAAGCATCTGATAAGCCTTCTCCCAATGCAGCACAGAAGAAAATGGATATTCTTTTAGCTCGCAACAATATTCCAAGATCAAAACGTCGCTCATTTATTGCGGCTTTGAAAGGGGGCACGTCTGGCGCTGCCCCAACCGGCAAGTCTGGCGCTGCCGCACACGAGGGAGTGGTAAGCCTCCTCGATAGACTGAACTCCATGTAAATCGGAGAACTTCCATGAGAAATAAATCATTGATGCCCGCCATTTGCTTGGCGGCGCTTGCTCTTGCGCGTCCTGATGCCGTTGTCGGATCTGTGCGCAACGATGCTATGACCACTGAGCAGCTTCTGGAGCAGGTCAATAATAAGCTGAGTGAGGTGACGGACAAAGTCAAAGCGACAGCAGAAGATGCGCTTAATCAAGCGAAGAAATCTGGTGAGCTGTCTCAGGAGACAAAGAACAAAGCTGACAAGCTTCTGACTGAGCAGACAGCCTTAAACAACTCGATGACAGAGCTGAAAAATACTCTGGAAGGCATCCAGAGTCAGACACTGGAAATCTCACAGCAAGTGGCTGAGGGGATTGGAGGCGGCGGCTCTACCCCGGTGATGACACTTGGTCAGGCATTCGTGGCAGAAGATGACCGGATCAAGGCGTTTGCCGATGGTGGTGCACGAGGCAATCTGCGAATTACCGTCTCGAATGCAATCACCACTGCTGCAGGCTCGGCTGGTGGCTTGATCTACCATGAAGAAGAACGTGATCCGATCCGTATGCCTCGGCGACGCTTGCTTATCCGGGATCTGCTGACCAAGGGCAAAACCAGTTCTGATCTGGTGAAGTACCGCAAGCAGGTAGTTCGTGACAATAAGGCGGCGATGGTTGCCGAAGAGGGGACAATGCCGGAATCCAGCTTTGGTTGGGAGAAGGCCACCTCTGAAGTCAAAAAGATTGCCCACGTTACCAATATCACAGAAGAAGCTCTGGCAGATTCCGACTTCCTGCAAACGGAGATCGACTCCGAGCTTCGTTATGGTCTGGATCTGGAAGAAGAAAAGCAGATCCTTGCTGGAGATGGGCAGGGTGAAAACCTGAAGGGGCTTTTGACTGAGGCTGTGGCATTTGCTGCGGCTGCTGGCCTACCCAATGCCACGCGGATTGATCGTCTGCGTCTTGCCATTTTGCAGGTCGCATTGGCGGATTACGTTTCAACATCCTTTGTGATGAACCCGACTGATTGGGCGGCAATTGACCTCCTGAAAGATAGTCAGGACCGATACATCTTCGGTAACCCAGGTTCAATGAGCACTCCAATGCTCTGGGGTAAGGATGTAGTGGAATCCAACACCATGTCTGCGGGCGAGTGGTTGACTGGCGATCTGGCGATGGCGGGAACTTATTATGACCGTCAGGAAACCGAAGTGCTCATTTCTTCCGAGCACGACACCAACTTCATTGAAGACATGCTGACCATGAAGGGTCGTAAACGGGTTGCTCTGGCAATCAAACGTGCTGCGGCGATGGTGAAGGGCAACTTTGTCTTCGGGTAATCTGAAATAACCGAGGTCACCAACTGGCTCTGCGATCTTCTGATTGCAGAGCCTTTTTCAGGAGAATGAGCATGTACCTCAAAGTGAACTCAACACGCCATACGGTGCTTGGTACCTTCCGGTTTGGCTGTGTCTACAAGGTCAATGAAAAAGACGCCAAAACCCGAAAAGTCGTCAAGCCATTGATGGAAGGTGATGATGCGCCTTTGAAGCGACTGACTGCCAAGCAAGTGCAGGCGGAAAGTATCAAGTATCTCGATCTGACTGGACCTGCGAATGAAGACGCAGGGGAGGAAGAATCCGAAGAGGATGGAGACTAACTTTGCCTTTGATCGAGCTGGAAGAGGCGAAGCGTCATCTGGCCATCTCACATGGTCATGATGACGATCTCCTCCTGACGTTTATTCGCACGGCTGAGGTGTTTGCTGCGCAACATCTGCGGCGGGATCTCAAAGTCGACTTTCCCAATGGACTTCCTGAGCCGATCAAGACGTGTTTGAGCATGCATGTGTTTGCGCTCTACACCAGCCGGGGTGGTGATGCTCCTCCACCTCCTGCTTATGAAGTCATGATGGCTCCCTATAGGAACCTTGCCGGATGACCAGTAAATCAATGCGGGAGGTCGTCTCGTTCGAGGCTTTGGTGTCAAAGTCTGATGGTTACGGCAACCACGTCTCTGATTACGAGCCGCGCTTTGAAGAGCGTGCGCACTTCAAGTTTCTACGCGGCGGTGAGCGTGTGATCGGTGCCCGCCTCGAAGGTATTCAGCCGACTGTGGTTACTATCTGGCGCTCTCCAGATACTGAGGCGATCCAAACCAGTTGGCGTATGAAAGATCTTCTCTCAGGTACCATCTACGCAATTCGCAGCAAGATCCCGACAGATGACCAGCTCTATTTTGAGCTGACCTGTGAAAGCGGTGATATCGATGGTTAAAGGTCAGCAAGAGTTCCGGCAGTTCATGCGCAAAACCTTGCCGGATGCCGTCAAAAACGCAGCTCGGCAAGCCATGGAGGAAGGGGCAGAGCGTATCGTCCAGCGCATGCGCATGCTGGTTCCCAAGGATGAAGGCGAACTGCTGGCGAGTATCGGTTGGACGTGGGGCAAGCCACCAGAAGGTGCCATGGAGATTGGGGATCTTAAGTCACCTGAACGCGGTCTTCGCATCGTGATTTACGCAGGCAACAGCACCACGATGGTTACCAATAAGCGTGGCATAAAATTCCAAAATGCTTTGATCCAAGAGTTCGGAACCAAAGATCGCAAAGCCAATCCGTTTTTCTATACCGTTTACCGTTCGCAGCGCCGTGCTGTGAAGTCTCTGATCACGCGGCGTATTAACAAAGCAATCAAGGCACTGAATGATGGCTAATCCAGATCTGGAGCTTCAGCAGGCAGTGATTGCTGCTTTGACGGGAGACGCTGCGCTCATGGAAGTGGTGCATGGTGTTTATGACAGTACCAAAGCTTCCTCTGATGGAGCGCCTTGGGGGGAGCAGCAAGGTTATGTGAGCCTTGGTCCTGAAGATGAACTTGAGGATCATCACGACTGCTTCACTATCGAAGAAATCACACTTCAAATTGATTGCTGGTCAAAGAAGCCCGGCAGAGTGCACGCAAAACAGATTTTGCGAGCGGTGCGCAATGTACTCAGCGGAGCTGAGCTTCCACTTCCATCTTTTGGCAACGTGCTTACAGAGCTGGAACTTCAGCGGGTTGTTCCTGATCCTGAAGAGGGCGTAACGCACGGAATTTTGCAGTTCACATTCGAAATCCAAGTTCACTAACGAAAGGGGTTTGTCATGACTAAGCCGACAACAGAACGTTTTGAGGAAATGGTCCTTGAAATCGATTTTGCGGAAGATGGTAACTACGCCAGAGTTTGCGGCCTTAAGGGTGTTACGATCCAGCGGCAGGCGAATGTTGATGAGACCGAGGTCGTGGATTGTGATGACGAAAGCAAGCCCAATGAGATCTTGAGTGATGTACGTTCTGTGAAGGTTTCGGTTTCGGCAGAAGGAACCTGGGCGCAGGAGTCTCATGGCAAGATGTTGAATTGGTTTTATTCTGCAAAGCAGCTCCCGGTGCGTCTCGGTAACCTGAAGGCTGCTTCTGGTGATCCTGAATGGGAGAAAGCTCCGGCGATCTTATCACAGCTCGATCAGGCACGTTCTGATGGCAAGAGCCGTGTGACGAAAACCATCGCGATCAACTTGGTTGGTACTCCTGAAATTGAAAACAAAGCTTGAGGCTAACTTATGGAAGCTCAAAGCATTGAATGGATAGGTGGTCAGCACGAGTTTGTGCTGAACATCGGCCAGCTTCGTGCGTTGCAGAAGAACTGCAACGCTGGCCCTGAAGTCATCCTCCTGCGCATCACGACAGGGACTTGGTTTATTGATGATCTGATTGAGACCATTCGCCAAGGCTTGATCGGTGCTGGAATGCCAAACAAAGAGGCAGGGCCCATGGTTCTGCATCTGTTTGAATTGCATGGGGCGCTTGAGTTCAAACCTGTTGCGATTGAGATCCTGACCACTGCGCTCGTAGGCGAGGATGATGATCCCGTGGGGGAGCAGGCGGGGGTGAGGCAACAGGAGAACTCTGGCAGTTCTCCAAGTTCTACAAACGAGGGGCCGCAATAGGCTTCACTCCACGAGAAATTGATCAGATGAGCCTGTGGGAATATGTGGCCTGCGTAGAGGGTTACAATGAGGTCCATGGTGGCAAATCTGGGAACCCCAGCGGTGAATTTTCAGATGAAGAGCTGCGGGAGCTGGGCATTGAGGGGTTTTGATTGATGGCAAAGATGCCTGGCTTGGTGTTCACTTTAGAGACAACGTGGAAGCAGTTCATTGATCAGACGCGCCGATCAGAAGCGGCTGCGGTGAAATCATCTAATCGGATGGCTGCGGAGAATAAAAAGCTTCAGAAGCAACTGGAGCAAACGCAGCAGAAATTTGCGAAACTTCAGGCATCTGCTGGCGGGATGAATGATAACTTTGGCAAGATCGGGAAGGCCACCCAAGGTGCTAGCAAGGAGATGCAAGGCTTCTTCAACATCTCTAAAGGCGGGCGCTTTGCTATCCAGAACACGTCAAATCAGGTTGCTGATATGGCGGTGCAATTCGAGATGGGCACTGACCCTATGCGGGTTATGGGGCAGCAGATCCCGCAGCTGATTGCTGGTTTTGGAGCTTTGACCGGTACTGTCGGCTTGTTAATGCCTGTTCTGGGTGTGATTGCGGGGATTGGTTTCCCTCTTGCAGGTGTCCTCTTGAGCATGGGCGACAATGCAGAAGGCGCCAGCAAGAAAGTTGATGCCTTCACCAAGGCGTTCAATGAAGCTGAGAGTGCGATCTCAAGAGCTAACAGCTCCATTGCTGACTACTCAAAGAATGGATTGGAGAACGTCAGAGACAAGTACGGCGAGGTTACAAGCGCTGTACTCAATCTGGTGGCTGCGTTAGCAGAGCTGGATTCCAAGGCTGCACAGACAAAAACTGATACGGCTCTAGACACCTTCTTTGATGATTTTCTGGGTGGGAACAATGCGTTTGCTGAGCTGGATCTCAAGCTTAAGAAGTATCAGGCTATTCAACATCGCATTTCGCAGCTGAGTGATCCTCTCAGTCAGTCCCGATCAATTGATGCTATCGGGCTTGAAGGTGTCGAGAACACACTTAAAGATCTCAACCAAGAGTTGGAAGCTTCCTCAGATCTCGTGAAAATCTGGGCTGCTGAAATGGCTGCTCTTGAAGATGCAAGAGCAAGCGGGAATATGGAGCGCGTCTCTGAAGCGCTTGCAAAAATGCGTGAGATCCTGACTAAGCTTCCTGATGAGAAGCTGGCAGAGGTAGGCAAGGAACTGGCACGGGTGGAAAGCATTGCTCGCCAGTCGGTCAGCACAACCAAGCGTTTGAAAACGGCGACTGATGGGGTGGAGCTTAAAGGTCTCTCAGCTGATGCCACCACAATGGCCAATGAAATCAGCCGTGCAGCTGATGCGATGGAGGCCATGAAACGCAATGGTTTTACTTCGCTGGAAGATGCTCAGGTACGCTTAAAATACAAAGATGATCCGGTGTCTCGGGCTGGGGCTTTGGCCGCTCTGGAATTTGATCGCACTGTCAATCCGCTTGCACAGCAGGTCGGGCCAACAGGTGGAACTCAGCTTGCTAAAGAGCGCGAAGAGTACATCCGCATGGCTCGTGAACAGGCTCGGCTGCAGGAGGCTGCACGGCCTATCACCAACAAGGGGCCGGATGTTCTTGGGCTGGGTGATCAGGAGGTCACGGCTCTTGAGCGCCGGATTGAGATGTTTGGCCGTACCCGTGAGGAAGTTGCAGCGCTCACCACAAAATACAAACTGCTCGATCTGGCAAAGCAGCAAGGTTTGGATCTCGATGAGCGTTCTGTGAAAACCGGACTGACACTCCGCGAAGAGATTGAGGCACGGTCAAAATCGGTCTCCCAGTTAACAGGTAAGATTGAAGAACAGACGCGGCAAAGCCGCATGATGGCAAGCGTCAATCAATCCATCACCAACTCACTAACAGATGTCATCTTTGAAGGTGAGCGGTTTGTTGATGTGCTTGGGAACATGGGCAAGGGGATTGCCAAGATGCTGCTGCAGTCTTCTGTGTCCAGTATGACCAGCTCAGTTGGTGGTGGCGGCAACATTGGTGGGATCATTTCAACCTTGCTCTCCAGCTTTGGTGGTTTTTTCTCAGAAGGGGGCAACCTGGGGGCTGGTAAATGGGGGATTGCGGGTGAGGGCGGTGTTCCTGAGCTGATCGAAGGTCCGGCAACAATCACTCCGTTCCACAAGCTCCCTCAATCTAGCGGTGGGGGCGGTGAGATGGTTTCTCGCGTGATCCTTGAAGTTACCCCTGATCTGGAAGCTCGGATTGAGAGTGTGTCCGGAAACGTGGTCAAGGAAGCGGCACCTATGATCATTGAAGCGGCGACCCAAAATAGCCGTGAATATACTGTCGGTGACTTCAGTATGTATGAGCAGGAACGGGGAGGTGGCTTCCGTGACTAATGTGATCCATTGGCCCCATTCTCTGCTTCCCAGCCAAGGAAAGACAACCTTCAGAAAACGACCAACTACCAACACTGGTGGGATGACACTTGGTGGGCGTGAGTTGGTTACACGGACGGACTTGGGTTTCTGGAGAGCTGTCATCCCCAATATCGTGTTGCGCAGGCGCGATCTGCGCCAAGAAGAAGCTTGGAACGGGATTGAGGTCGCCTTGCAAGGGCAAGTGGGACTTGTGATCGTTTCTGTTTCTCATGTGACCTCACGGGTACAAAAACTTGCAAAGCAGGCGCGGTCCTATGTGCCTCATGCCGATGGAACGGAGTTCAGCGATGGAACTTCCTATGAGAGTGAACCTGCTTTTGTGCAGTTGGAAGAAGAAGCATATTTAGGGGCAACAGTGCTTAAGCTTCGCGGACTGCAAAGTGGGTTGAGGCTATCCGGGATCTATTTCAGTTATTTGCATGCGCTCTATAACACTGGGCCGATTATTGAGGCTGAAGGTAATGTGGTGCGGGTACCTATTTTCCCGGCTGTACGAGCAAAGATCCCGGCGGGTGCACTGCTGAATGTGGCAGAGCCGAGCTGCCTCATGAAGCTTGCCAGTGACAGTGAGTTGGACCTGAACTTCGGTAGCTCAAGCTTTACCAGAAAGAGCGTGCACTTTGTCGAGGCTATTGATTATTGGGACGAGGCGTCTGCTCCATGACCTTTCGAAGCATCATGATCCTTGTGGCGATGCATTTTCCAACTGGAACTGCTCGCTTCTGGTTTGGCTCTCATCCTTACGTTGATAGGGATGGAAATCACTGGCGACCTGCCGGGGTGCTTCCGGCCTCTGCCTTAACAACGATCCAATATGCGTTTTCTGGTGAGGCGACCACGATGGACATGGGGCTGTCCGGTGTCGATCAGCAAATTGCCGATCTGGCCTATGAGGAGACGCAGGAGAGTGATGTCATCGGCTCAAAGGTGCAAATCCTGCTCCAGAGTTGTGATCAATATTTCCAGCCTTTGCCTCCAGGAGCAATCGTCAAGTTCACGGGCGAGGTGATCGACCTGAAGTTCCGCAAGCGGGCGGTGAATGATCGAGACAAGCCTCAAATTCTGCATAATGTGACCTTGGTCGTGGGCAATGCTTTTCATGCTCGTAAATCACGGCGCAACGCAGTGCTATCGGATTCTGATCAACGAGCTTATTCGCTCAAGGTCAATCCAGATCTACCGCCTGACTTGTCGTGTGAGCGCATTACTTTGATGAGTGAGCAGACAATCCCATGGCCGCGATCATAAGTCTTTTGGAGGCTTGGCTGGCAGATCGGCAAAGCTTGTCTTTTGATCCGGGCACGGCTGACTGTTGCCTCGTTCTTGCTGATTGGGTGAGTGCCAATGGATACCCTGATGGGGCCGTTCATTTGCGTGGCACTTACTCAACAGAAAAGCAGATGAAACAGCTGATTATTGAAGCTGGCGGTGCTTTAGAGCTGGTTGGCAGGTGTGCAGATATTGCGGGCCTGAATGAGGTCCAAACCAGAAAGTCTGGCGATATTGGCGTGATCGGCAGCCTTCATTCCCCTCTCAGGCAGTGGGGTGCGATCTGGGATGGTGAGCACTGGCAAGTTCACTGGAACTCGGGCTTTGAAGCTATTCACGCGCCTGCTCTTAAAATCTGGAGTGTCTGATGCCTGCTACTGCTGCATTTGCTGTTGCGTTTGTTCTGTCAAATGGCGCGGCCTTCGTTGGGGCCTCTGTTGCAACGCAAGCGATCCTTGCGGGGGCTGCGGTGTCCTCAATTGGTGTTGGGATTATTGGAGTTGGCCTTTCCGCTGGTATTGGGCTGGGTGTGAATGCCCTGCTTGGCAGTCAGCAGAGAAAAGACAATGCTGCACCTATTCCAAGTGCAGCTGATGGCAAGGTGGTGCAAAAGCAAAATGTGCCATCGCGGTCCTATCAATATGGCACTGTGCGTATTGCAGGCGACATGACGTTTTTGGAAGAGCGCAGCGGTACGGCTTATATGGTGATTGCCTATGCGTCCCATGAGATTGATGGCTTTGTCGCGCACTTCCTGAGTGATGATCCTGTAGAGATTGATGCAGATGGCAATGTCACCAAGTCGCTGAGTAATGATGAGGATGCATCCAAGTATTATCGTCTTGGTGGTGATGCCAAGGTGATGCTTATTGAGCGCGTTGGGACGCAGGTCGGTGTTCCTTATTCGCAGCTGGTGGACAAGTTCGATGATATCTGGAGTGAGGATCATCGCGGCGACAATATCGCCAGTGTTTTGATGATGTGTAAGAGCGTGAGTGCCCGGCGTCATCGAACGGTTTACCCGCATGGCTACCCAACACTATCCTCTACCATTCGCGGAAAGAAGATTTTCGATCCCAGAGATGGGCAGGTCAGATTTAGCGAAAACCTTGCCCTCATACGGCTTGACTATCTTCTTGCCCCTTATGGAAATGCTTTGAAGATCTCGCAGATCAATCTTGATAGTTGGGCTTATGCTGCGGACGTTTGCGATCAGCAGGTTGAGAACATCAAAGGTGATATGGAGCCGCGTTATCATGGCGGATTCCGTGGCCGCGAAAACAACGATCCAACTCAGGTTGGCCGGATGCTTGATGAGGCAGGCGAGCTGCTTCTATATACCGATGCAGATGGAAAGGTTGCCGTTCATGCTGGGGAATGGGTCGAGCCTGATATTCACCTGAAAACAGATGATATCGTTGATATTGAGTTCTTGCCAAACCGCAATGCAGCCTCCAGCGTCAAGGCGGTGCGTGGGCTTTGGGTCAATCCTGAGCTTCACTATGTTGAAGATGATGCAATCATTGAAGGCGATCCATATGTTCAGGAAGACGATCCCAGGTCGCGTACTGTCGATAATGACTGCGTGCAGCGCCATAATCACATGCGGCGCTTGCAAGCGCTTAAAGCTATTCGGGTGAATGCACCTCGTGTGCGTGTGAAATGCGACTACTTCGCATCCCAAGAGGTGCCTTTAAGAAGGTTCATCAAGATCAGTGATCCACCACATCTTATCGATGCTTATCTTGAGTTAGACGGTACTCCCACTCTGGATCTGGATACGTTCCAGCATGTGTTCGAGGCGATGGTTATTCCGCGAGACCCGTTTGCCTATGAGCCTGAAGATGAGGGCGAAAAAGGTGATCCTCCCAAGCGTATTGCATCTGAGGCAATCCCGAGTGTTGATAGCTTCTCAATTCAAATGCAGCAGCAGGGGCAAAGTACTATCGCGGAAGCAAGTTTTACACGGCTCTCCGAGGCGCTCACCTATGAGCTGGAATATGTGAAAACCAGCGGTGGTGCTGCCAAGTATGCGCAGGCCAATGATGGCGAAGAGACCATTGAAACCGACAGCCTCACATCGGGTGTTGAATATCGCTTCCGCATGCGCACACGCTCTGTTTTTGGGCAAAATAGCGATTGGTCTAGCTCAACTGTTCTTATAGCTGCGGTTTAATTTCCTCTCAAAATGGAGTTGGCAATGAACTTCCTTACCAAGGAATTCGTCTGGCGTGCGCGTGAGACTCTCGGACTTGAAAGCACAGATCCGCACAAGCCCAAAAAAGAAGAAATCATTGCTTACCTGGGGCAAATGGAAATCGCCGCAGCGCTTGGTGCGGTGATTGTAAAAACCAAAGCTGAGTTGGATACGGTCACTAATAAGCCGGATTACACCCCGGCTATTGTGGGTGGAGATCCAAACCAAGCTTTGAGTGGTTACTACCAGTGGCTCGGTAACACTTGGAACTATGTGCGCGACCTTGCCGACAGTATCACGAGACTGGTCAATATCGGGGGGACCGGTAACGCGATTACCGCTGAGCTTCGTTTGGGCGTCAGTCTGTCGGCGGTTGAGTTGGCGTTCTTTGTGCCTGCACACAATAATACTGGCGCTGTAACAATCACGGTTGAGGGCGTCGAAAAGTCAGTTCGCAACGGTCTTGGTAATGAGCTGAGCGAAGATGATCTGCAAGCTGGTTACCCAGCAATGGTCGCGGTGTTTCCGGGGCAGGATGGATACGTCCTTCTCAATCCGGCTAATGTCGAGGCGGTGGTGCTGGCAGCGAAGCAAGCTGCAATAGCTGCTCGTAATCAGGCTCAAACAGCAAAGCAAGCTGCTGAGGAGGCATTGAGCAACCTAGAGGCCGCAGTCGAGCAGGCTTCCGAGTTAGCGTTCCAGCGGTTCAACAAGCTCTATCTTGGTTCGTTCAATGTGAATCCATCTACCGACAATCAAGGCGGTCCACTCAAAGATGGCATGCTTTGCTTTCACTCTGTCGAGAAGAAGATGAAGGTCTATTCAGAGGATGACAGTGATTGGATCTTGGCGACACCAGACACAAGCGATTTTCTCAATAAGGCAAATAACCTTGGCGATGTTTCGAGTAAGTCAGCAGCTCGATCCAATCTGGGTCTGGGAGCACTTGCGACTTCATCAAAAGTCGGCACGAGTGATTTGACTGATAGCTCAGTGAGTACAGGCAAGTTAAAGAGCAAGGCTGTCACGGATCCCAAACTGAACTCAGCGAAATTGAATACGCTTGTCGGTAAGCCTCAGGTCGTGGCGCTGTACTCCAACATCGGGGACGATGCGTCCTTTAATCTTACTCGCTCTGGAGCAACCTACACTTTCGGAACGCCTCAGCCAGATACAAGTTATGTCGTTCAGGTGGTTGGTCAAAGAACCACCCAAGGTAATCTGAGTTACATCAACATTGTTGGGATGAACGTCAAATCCAAGGCGAGTTTTTCGCTCAACGGTTTGAGGCTGAACAGCGCGGGAAGCATAAGCGGTCTGTCTGGTGGGTTTGATGTGATTGTTTATCGCGTCGCCAGCTAATCAAAATCTCTTTCTGAAACAGCGCGACATGCGCAGCTACGGCTCCCATAGGGAGCCTTTTTTGTGAGGTGATCATGGGACGGATACCAGACTTTGAATCTCAGGAAATGCTGCAGGATCTCGGGTTTAATCCGGGCAAGCCAGATGGTGATTGGGGCAGGCTATCTGAAGCTGCTTATCAGGATTGGCTTAGCTCCAAAATCAAGGCAGTCAAAAGCGATGAGCCACCATGGCTGGTTGAGGCGCGTCGGCTGCTGGGAACCAAGGAAATCTCAGGGCCAACGCACAATCCAAGGATCATGGGCTGGGCGAGCAATTTAGGGATCTCCTACCAGAGCGATGAAACCCCTTGGTGCGGCCTGTTCGTTGCCCATTGCATGAGCCTTGTATCTGATACCCAGCCCACCAACCCTTTAGGATCTCGCCAATGGGCGAAATACGGCAGGCGCTTAGATAAGCCGATACCAGGCTCTATTCTTGTCTTCTGGCGTGGAAGTCCTCGCGGCTGGAAAGGGCATGTCGGTTTCTATGTTTCTGAGAGTGCAGGGCACTATCACGTGCTGGGTGGGAACCAGTCCAACGCAGTCACAATCACGAAAGTCTCAAAGCGGCGGCTCTTGGATATCCGGTGGCCGGAAAGCTATCCAGTGCAGGGTGAGCCTGTGTTGACGCTGCGTGACGGTGCTGTCTCGATCAACGAAGCTTAAGGCGTTCTAGTTTGGAGTTGTGATTTCAGTTTACTCACCAGCAGATCCACATCCTTGAATGAGGCTAAGATGCAGAAATCAGAGACAGGCACAGCATTGACCTTTCTAGCAGCTTGGATCGCCCAAAATTGGGCCAACTTCCTAGAGCCGTTCTTTCAGGCGGTGCTCATTATCCTGACTGTAGTTGCTGCGTTTTTCATGGCTTGGAATAGGATTTTGGACAACCGGCTCAAGCGGCGGCAGCTTAAAGAGGGGAGCGGTAAACGGTAAGGAGGCCTTCGAGGACGTTGCGGAGCTTATCATTGATCTATTGTGTTAGGTTTTGTCTGGTGCAGGTTGTAAGTGACCGCGCCGTTGTTAGCTATGTTTCTGTAGCCAATCCTATATCATTCATTTAACGCTTAGGCCGTTCTCACCAAGGTTTCCCAAAATGACACCAGCAGATTCTCAAGCATGCAGCTCTCTGTTTTGGTCCAAGTTCCTTGCGCTCCTCGCAGTGGTTTTTGGGGCGATGACTCTAGTTTCCGGTGGAAGCGTCCTGTTTGGTCCTGCTGAGGCTCAAGTGGCTGCAGGCGACTACATGCCAGTTGTGCTCTGGTTCAACTTTCTAGCAGGATTTCTCTACATCGGTGCTGGAATTGGGATTTGGCTGCAGCATAACTGGGCACTTGGTCTGTCTGCGATTATCGCAGCAGCAACGGGCTTGGTTGCTTTGGCGTTCGGATTCCAGGTTTTTCAAGGTGAGACATATGAGATGCGAACCGTTGGGGCCTTGGCTCTACGGATAAGTGTTTGGACGGCGATCACCCTGACGTTATTGCGCAGTCGGTCTCAAAGGTGATGGCGTTTGATCGGACAATGTTAGTTTGAACCAATAATCGCAAGCTGCTCTTTTTCGCTATGTAGTAGCTAAGGGTAATTGAGCTCATAGATTGTGATTACTTAAGTCACTATCATGACGTGAATTGAACAAGCGGATTAGTGTCTATCAAAATAGAGAGCAAATGAATCCGCCCTATCTTGCCTCTTATTCTCACCAGTAACTTAATGGCTACGATCAGTTCCTAATGCATACGTGTGAAATTTTTTACACGTTATTTATAGGAGTTTTTCATGTTTGTTGCAGTTTATAGAACGTCTATTCTGGGGCTTGGGGCAAATGAAGAAGAGGCAATCAATCATGCCTTGGCCATTCTGAGAGAACTGTCTTATGAGGAGAGTGTGCATGTTTGCAATAATTTGGAGGTCAAGCCGATAACAGAGCAAGCATGTGATCAAATCATTTACAAAGAAAGTCGTGCTTTGAATTTAAGGAATGGCGCAATTGTAGTTATGTAAATATAGCGCTATCCAGCGGCGGGGATAGCATTAACTCATGCAAAAACCTAATCTAATTAAGTTTATCTGATAATTGGTGGTCAGTTATGATTTAGTATTATTTGTGTATTTATATATTATATAAATAACGTAAATGTGAATATTGTTGAAATCTTTACAATCTGTAGTGTGAGTATAAGGTATATCTTACGAAATCTATGGGTTTATTTTTTGGGTAGTGCATCTCACAGTAATAGATAGGGCATTTATTAGGGGGGCACTATGCAAAACTCATTCTTTCGAAACACCAGCGTTTTTGCTCCGCACCTATCTAATCGATTTTACGGTGTAACGAGGCATGCTTGGTTCTACTTTGTCGTTTTGGTGACTGCGAGCTCCATCTGTTGTCTTCTTTTCGCATATGAAGCGGCGACTGATGCGAATGGGGCCCAGTCCTTGATTGCTTGGACTGGCTTCATTGGTTGCCAAGTCTCTTTATGGGCAGCTCTTCGGGTGCGACGTGCATCGCGTCTACCTAGTTCCATTTGGGCAGATAGGGATTAATTTTTGCCACCAGCGGCGTAACTCAAAAACAATAATGGCGGGCCACAAGGCTATAATAGTCAACCAACGTTGTGTTGAACTTTGTGGGCGTAGCGAGATGTTGAGTGACTAAATCTAGAGCGAATGTCTGCAGGTATCACGTAACGTGGGCCACAACTGACCATTCGGGTGTTTGTATCAGAGATTGAGACAGGCTCACCCAAAAGGATCACAGAAGTTGATACAGATAACCTGAGACTACTCACAAAAGCTTTTTCAGCCCGTCTCTAAGAGTGGCAAACAATAACAAGGAGAAGCCACAAATGTGTTCCAAAAGACTGCGTAGACTTGTCTTTGGCGGAGTAACCCTTGTCCTTTCTGGATTGATGACAGCCGAAGCAACAGCGTTTGGTGGTGTCCTCATAACTCCATCATTTTGTGACGATTTCCTAAGCTCACAAGACGTGGCGTGGGCGGAGGCGCAAAAAGACAATGGTTTTCGGCGATACACAAATCTGTTTTACATGCGCGAAGGCGGAGAGATTGTTCAAATCTCCGGCTTTGCTGATTTTCCCATACTTACAAAGCTTTTCATAACGTCTCATGGGAGTTGCGCCGGCACGGGAAGCGTTAGCGAATTCAGCAATGCCGACTTCGCACGGTATATTGCGGCAGCTCAGCAGGGCAATGCAAATCTGCGAAACATAAAAACAGTCTCCTGTCAAAGTGCAACACCCCCTCAGCTGGGACCAGGTCGCAGTTTACTGGGCGAGCTGCAAACCAGACTAAGTCTGGCTAACAATGCTGTCTTGTCTGGCTGGCCTGACAAAGTAGCGATCGTAGGTGGTGGTGGTGACTTGGCCAACGCACATCATTCAGACGACGTTGACATTGCAAATACTGCAGATGTGGTGCTCCAGGCAAAGGCAACAAGTGCACTTGAAACCCATTGGGAGTTGGAGCGCGTCGTGATTCCCTTCTCACCGATCCATAGCTTCCAGAATACGTTCAAAGAACACTGCACAATAATGCTAAAGGGCTTTGAGACTGATATACCCCCATCCGAGAGGCAGAAACTCTATGATCATTTTATGGAAGCCGTTACTGAACGCTTCATGCCTCGTGATCCTCTAAATAACCCCATACGGTCCTTCGCATATCAGCCAAGTCTGCTGCACGAAGTTCAAAACAATAGAGTGGACTGCGGGCCGGGCGTTCCGTCACAACTGCTGTGTCCATAAAACTCTCATTTCACGCAACGGTTTTCTTTATTGGTGAAACAGAGCACCCTTTCCAAAGAAGGCGGCGTGACTGAGAAAGAACACAACATGCTCTAGTATAGGTCCAGCTACGCTGCTTAGGCAGCGTAGCATCCTGCAATCAACTTAGTTGTTGCTGCCGATCCTCTCATCCAATGCTTCTTCCGCCGAGGGCCATGAGCTGCCCTTGGGGCGGTTCTATCAAGGGTTGAGACAAACTCAGATTGACGATGCAGTAATCGCACCTCTAATGCCCCTTTGGTCAGATGAATGGTCTTAAGTTGTCGCTCTTACTGGAGAGGGATTGGGTAGCAATTGCCTCAATAACGGCTATCCCTAACGACAAACGTAGAACAGTCAAACACCAATTTTCTCCACGACAGTATCATATAAACCATAGTGATTAAGCCCTTGATGGCTTTCAATGCCAGAGTAGGAGAGTGAAGCGTCTTCATACCTACGAAATGCGAAAACTGCTTGATTCATGTGTTCTGTATTAAAGACTTTTAAGCGTACGAGCAGATGAAAATCTGCGACGGTCAAGCCTGTTACGTTCCGAAAGAGATCTGGTTCAAGCTTAGTTATGACATCCTGTAGTGTATTTTCTCGAAAGTCAGTGAGATACATAAAAGCTGGAATGCGTGTGGCGAACTTGATAAGTTTCTCCTGAACTAGTTTGCGTTGTGATCTAAACTCTCTTTCCTCAGCACTTAGCTCTTTTTTTTCTTTTTGTGTAATATCACCAGTTCTAGCTTTCCCTTTAAGGTCTTTGACTTTTTCGCTTTTGTTGATGATCGTTTCGATTACATTGTCGCCCAGAGCACGCCAACCTTCGATACGTTCAACAGCCGCCATTGCATCTGGGTTGCCCATGATACGACGCAGGGTGTCGTTGTCTACATTTACTAGAAGAGCACTTTCCCATTTGCGTGCAAGTAAGGTTGCTGAGGTTCCTGCCATCGCTATGTCAAGAATACCCCCAGCATCGATCTGGGTCATATTGGCACCGTCATAGGCTAATACGGGTAAGAAAGAAACGAGGTCTCGAACAGCGTTCTCAGGGTTAGGCTCATTGGGTGAGAGCCCAATGCCGTACTCTGAAAGTTGTCTGAGCGCACGCGTTGGTGCGAAGTCAAATACAAAGCAAACCGGTTTCAGTACTTCTTCCTCGTTGGGATTGTCGCCATTTGGATTCTTTATGGACCAAGGCGACTGGACACGGAAAGCGGCCTGAAAATAGGTTTCTGGAGACTTGAGGTTGCGTAGCATCAGAATTGAAGTCCACTGCTTGACCGTGACACCGGTTGTAAGCTTGCCGCAAGATAACGTAATGGACTTCGTCTCGTAACCGCTGCCGATTGCTGCCCTAACTGGTGGCAAAGCATCTAATCCAATCCCGGCTGATGGACCTGCGGAAACGATTACTGAATACTCGTGCCAAAATGTATTCTGACGCTCGGCCAGCAGCTGTTTCATAGCGTGACAGGCAGCAACATTAGGTAGAAACCAAAATGAGTGTTGTAGGTAGGGCAAAAGGCGCACGTCAGAATACGGGAAAGGTGGGCGCGTGCCAGTTTTTAGACTATCTAGAGCGTGCGTTCCATACTGGCCACGAATGATGTTTAACCAAGTCTGGACTTCGTCTTTATGCTTGAACTCAGCATTTTCCTCTAAACCTGTTGCTGCAAAAAACTCATTAAGATCAAACTCATCAAACTCCCCAGCGCTAGCAATAGCTAGCAGTTCATCTGGCATCTGATAAGTCAGTAGCCTCATCTGCGGGAGGGCATTATAAGGGTTCCGTTCGCCTGGATTTTCCGCAGTAAATTGGTCTTTAGCGCGTTGTTCATCGGTATAAGTCCAGTTGAAGATTTGCTCTTCAATGAATTCCCCTGTTGCGAGTGCTTTGAATGGCGTACCGGAGAGATAGAGGTAAGCCCGAGTAGTCATTGGTAGGAATTCTATCTCTGCATTGGACAATACACCCAAATCTTCATTCACCGCATCTAGCTCTGCAGTGTAGGCTGCCTTGGTTTCAGCTTTCGAAACGGCATCTTCCTCGCCTTCGAACAACTCCTTGGCCGTGTCTCGCCATGCACCGAAATGATATTCGTCGAAGACAACAAGGTCCCAATTGACTTCATGTAGCCATGCATTTTTAGCTTTGATATTACCCAGCTTATCTTTGCCCAGCATGTCCTGAAATGATCCAAAATAAACTACTGGTTTGCTCTTGTTTATTTGAGTTGGATCTGCGCCAGAAGATCGGGAAATATACTGCCAGCCATCGAAGTCGGAGTGGCTTTCTAGGTCTGTTTGCCATGCATCTTCGACAGCTGGCTTAAATGTCAACACCAGCACTCGTTTTGCATCAAGTTTTTTGGCAAGTTGATAGGTTGTAAAAGTTTTGCCGTAGCGCATCTTGGCGTTCCAAAGAAAGCGTGGAACAGCTTTCTCGTCTTCAGTCCATCGAGACATGTAATAGGCATGGGTCTGCGCAACAGCCTCTGCCTGCTCGCGGCGCATGGCAAAGGTTTGATGATGGGTGCCGCTATGCTTCTGCCCTGTGCGTAGCTCGGTCAGGACGGTCTGCACGTCTGTTAGAGAGCATCGCATCCACTCGAGGGTGGGGTTCTCAAAACCTTTAGCTTTTAGAGCTTTGCGGACTTCGTGATCTGAAATCACATAACCGTCTTCGCGTTCGGCAGGTTCATCCAGTTCGATTTTAAAATTTATGATTGCGGCGGTACGCAGCTGCTCACGAACTCGGGCCCCTACATCGCGTGCAGTCTGCCCGATTTTGAGAAGTCCAATATGAGCATCGTCGTTTATGGAGTAGGCGTAGATGCGCGGGCGTGCTTGTGGCTTGGCTTCGAGAATGTCATTGATTGTCTTATGCAT